CCATAAATTTTTGTTGTTTTTTACTTAATGCTGGCATTAAAGTAAATCTTTTTGTTTTCTTGTACTTCTTTGAGTATTTCTTTTAAACATACTCACCACATCATCAAGTTGAGAAGCTCTTATTGCTTTTATGTAATTTCCTCGTTTACCCTTTTCTTCTATTTTGATTTGAGTATTAATCATATTGGTAAACTTTTTCCAAATAGACTCAAACTTACTTTGACTATTTTGTGGTTTTAATCTTTTAGAACCAACTAATGCATACTGAATATCAAAGGTTAATTCACTTAATTCTTTTCTTCTTTGGTTTGGTTTACCATTTTCGTAAAACTTACCATAAGTTAATAAATCTACCAACTTACGATATGCGTCTGTAAGTTCATCTCTTTCTTCTATGGATAAACCTTCTTCGTTTTTAAGTTTTTTAAATCCTGCTCTTAAATGATTTGGAACACCCGCTTCTAATAAACTTTTTAACTTAATCATTTGTTATACCTCGTTGTGATTTTTGATAATTCTTTTATACCTTCATCTAAACCTTGTTCTTTATAATAGTCACCAAGTTTTTTCTTTAATTCTTCTCTTCCTTGTTCATATTCTTTTTCACTCATATCATAAATACCCATTTCATATGATGCTAATGTATCTATTTTTTGTTTAAGTTCTTTACCAAGTGAACCCATTTTTTTAAATTTATCATCAAGAATATCGTAAACTTCTTCTGCAAAAGGTTGGTTTTTAGCATTTAACACACCCATAATTTCATCTCTATCCATTTTCATATTTGCTTTGTCTGCAGCTGAAGCCATATCTTTATCTGTTTTCTTGTCTACTTTTGGTTTATCTTTGATTCCAAGTAAATCATTAGCGTCTTCTGGCTCCATTCCATATTGTGTGCTTGTTAACATCTTTTTAATTTTTTCAGGGTCTCCTTCAAAATCTGCTAAGTTACCTTGTTGACCACTTCTAATGTTTTTAACTTCTACACCATATCTATCTGCAAATCTTTTGATATCTTTTTTACCAAAAGTAGAAAACTCTATACCACTTGCTTTACCTTTTTTACCCTTTGGTGCGTCAACAACTTTATCTTTACCGGCTACTTTAACAACCGTGCCTGGTCTCATTTTGTGCTTTTTCTTGTATGCTGCAAAATCCTCTGGTGTTTTGAATTCTAATTCATTGATATCACGATTTCCATATCGTGTTGTAATTTCTGATAATATTCTTAAATTTTTCATTACTCACCCCTTATAATGTGGTTGATTATATCTTCTGCTCTACAATACTCTCCACAAGTTCTACCTTGTTGTGAATTATCTACTGATTCGTTCATTGGATGTAAAAATGCTCCGTGTGTAGATGGATTTGATACAAAATCAAAAGCGATTAACTCAAAGTCATCTCCTACTTTTGAAACGGTATCTCCGTTAGATTCTCTAACCATTTCCACACTACCTAATCCTCGTGAACTGATACCTAATTTGATACCATTCTTAAATAGTTCTCTCAAAATATTACCACTTGGTGTTGTTAAGATTTCACAAGTTCCAACCAAATTATCTCCTTCAAAATGCATTTCAGTAACATTATGTGATACATTTTGTAAATTAACAACTGAACTATCTGGGTGGTCTAATTCACCAAGTGCTCTTTTTTGTTTTACAAAATTCTCATCATACTTTTTTGACTCACGAACTAATATCTCTCTTGGATATACTCTTCCGTTTTGGTTTTTTGCTTCTGCTCTTTGTAATACACCTTTAACAACTAACTTTCCGTTGTTTTCTTTCATCGCCTCATTTATTTGTTGTGGCGTTATTTGAAATGGTATATAATCTACGATAACTTGTTTCATTATTTTAAATTTCCTACTTTGTTTGCCATCTTGACTAATCTTCCTGAAATCTTAGTCAATGCCTTGTGTGTATTTTTCCAATAGTCTTCTGACTTCATATTTAATTCTGTTTTTAATTTAAGATTCATCTTTACGGTTTTGTCTAATTCGTTTAATGCGTCTCTAATTTCTCTCATTGAACGACCAATCTTTTGCTTTGGTGTTAAAGATTCGTCATTTCTATATTCGTGATAACGACCTTCGTTTATTGTGAATTTTAAAATAACATCTGATGGAACTTTTAATCTTGATACTTTGTTTTTTTGTAAATCATAGTTTGGATTAGCGACGGTATATTTTGCAACTTTACCATTTTTTACATAATATGGCCCAAAATTAGTATAGTTATCATCACTAACCAAAAATACATTTGAAGGATTCTTTTTAGATAAATCTAAAATCTTTTTTAATCCTTTTTGTGCAGTTAATACCATTCCTTGTTTAGCACCAGTTCCACCATATACTTTTCTCGGGTCAACTGAAAGTTTTTCATTTACTGGTTTGTATCCACCTGCGTGAGATATTTTCTTTTTCTTTTCTTTATCTTTTTTTCTACCACCATAGAATGCATAAGGTGTATCGTAATGATATGCTCCAGCTGACGCTGTTGTAGAGGCCTCTTCAATATCTTCGTCTTTTTCTAATTCCTTAATGACGTAGTTCTTAATGTATTCTTTTAATTTAGCTATTTTGTCTTGTTTCGACATCTTTGAGTTCCTTAATTAATTCATAGTATCTCATCAATGCAACCACGTGTTTATCTTTCACGATTTTTCCTTTTGTAGCTGAGTCAGTATAGTCAATAGCTTCTGATAATTTAATCTTAGTAATTTTATCGTTTACTTTTGGAAGTAGTGATTTTAGAGCTCTTTTGATTTTAACTACTTCTGAATCAATAAATTCTTTTAATGAATTTGTATTAGATACATTATTGATATATTGTTTCAACAAGTTTTTTTGACTTTCATCAAGAGATTTATACTTAGAATTGAATTTATCTACTAATAATTGATAACTCAATAATCTTAAATCTTTATCTTGTTCTTTATACTCAGTTATATTCTGTTTCTTTACTCTTACTTGTTTAGATTGAGTAATATGTTCAGTAATTGTTATTGATGAATCAGTTTTTTGGACTGGCCCAAAGTCTTCTTTACCAACTTCGGTCTGAAAAACACGATATACTGATGCAAGCACCTTAAAATTAGGAATTCTTGTATTAAAAAATTCTTTAATATCGTAATTTTCTTTAATTGTTTTGATTAGGTTGTATTTTTCGTTTGCTAATCTACGATTAGACAACTTTCTACGACTTTTGACTACGGCTTCTACTAAAGAAGATGCGTGAGTCAAGTTTTTGTATTTTTTGTTTAATAAGATTGAATATAATTCGTATTCTTTACCTAATTCAGTATTTTTATTAAAGAATTCTTTAAATAATTTAACTGATTTAGAGTTTTTACTATCATTTATCACATCAACAGTTATTTGACGAGATAGTAATTCATAAAGAATACCTGTATTCTTTATCTTATTGTGTTTTACATAAGACATTTGAGCTCCAAAGTATTTATCTGTATTTTATCAATAATAAATATAAAACTTTCAAGAAATCGGTATTTATTCCTTACCTTTTTCCTCTTTATATTCATTATATTCTTTTTCTAATTCATCTACTTGGGTAGTTTCTTGTATTATGTCTTTTGACTTTTTAACACCCATAGTTTTTTTCAAGGCGTCGTAGTGTGCTAATGCTAATGGTCTACGATTTTTTGTTTGTTTCCCTAATGGGTCACGACCTCTTGCTCCACTATCTTTGAATGGTTTATTCATTTCTTGTGGACGACCACCTTGTTGGTCTTCTGGTCTGTCATCTTCTCCGTCATCAAATGGGTCAAAGATAGAACCTGCTACGGTATCCGGTGGTGTTTGGGCATCGTCTTGTCCGATACCCACGGCTGCCATATCACTTGGTGTTCCGATTGACTCTCCTGAAGCCATTGGGTCATTACCTTCCATTTCAATCTGTGAGTGTCTGAATTTCTGTTTTTGGTCATCAATGATTTGATTTTCAATATCAATCTTTTCTTTGTCAGAAAAGTTAAACACATTGTCATACACCCATTTATAAGGTAAAATTTTATCACTAATCATATCACGAGCTAAACTTACTTTCTGTCCAAACAATTCAATCTTTTCTTGTTCATACATTGTTGAAGGACTTGCTAACTCTAATTCAAAGTTTACTAAGTCTTCATCTGTATATCCTTGTGAATATAAGTGAACAACTGCAATCTTTGTTAACTCTGATACTATAATTCTTTGTATTCTTTCAATAGTTCTGGCAAATCTTACATCTTCTGCTGCAAGTGTTGCTTTACCACCGACATTTTCATCAAATCCTAAGAATGCTTTTGGTACTCTTAGTGATGCTAATAATTTGTTTTTCAAATATTCAATGTCTTCCGTTGAATCATAATCAATACCACCTAACTCTGATATTTCAGTTCCACTATCTCCACCTCGAACTGGCATAAAGAAGTCTTCTGTTAAGTTTTGTATGTTGTATTTTAAATTATACTCACCGGTATTCTCATCAACAAATGGTGTCTTTTTCATCTTGTTAATAATTCTTTGCATATAGTTATCAACTTCGTTTGGTGGAATATTACCAATGTCTATTTTGAATACTCGTTTAGAAGGTGCTCTCATAATTCTATGAATTAACATAGCGTCTTCCATTAAAGTTAATTGTTTCCAAATCTTTCTCGTAGATTCAACCATAGATTTACCATAAGGTAAAAAGTTACTATCGTTTGCTAATCTGAAGTGTGCTATTTGGAAGTTTTCAAATTCTATTCTTCCAGTTCCACTAGTTTTTTGTCCAAAGTAAGGATGTGCTCCCTCAATACTTTCCATATAAAATTTTGTATAGTAAGGATTTGTTTCATCTTCTCCCTCAGAACGAATAATTTCATAGGGTGACAATGGAACAACATTTGTAATTCCGTATTTTTCATTAATGTCTAAGTGTAAAAAGAAGTCTCCATACTTAACCATATTACGAACCCAAGGCCATAGATTGAACTCAATGTTCATTATGTCATAGAATAAGTTATTTAAAATTTCTTTGATGTTTTCATTGTCTGTTTTAATATCTATGACTTGACCATACTCACCTTTCATAGTTGACTCATCTGAATAAATATCTAATGCAGAAGATATGATTGGGTCTGAATCCATACTTTCATAATCTTTAAACAATGCTAATCTTGCCGCCATCACTTGATGAACCGTAGAATATCCTGTTCCAACTAAGTCTAAGTTGTTATGTAGTTTTGTATATCTGTCAACCAAATGTGATTTGACTTGTTTTTGCACTTGGTCTGTATCGGCTATCTTTAATTTTTTACCACCTACATTTCTTACGATTACATTTGTACTGAATAATCGTTG